TGTAACGTGCAGTGAAAGATTCAGAAGCGGTATCAAAACCTACTGCTGCTCCTTCTGCTTTCACGTTAGCTTGTCCGAAACCAACTAACATAACTTCTTCTTCAAAAGCTCTATCTGATGATTCATTATCAAAAATTTCTGCTGCTTCGTTTTCGTAGCGTGCGTACTCCAAACCGAACAGGGCATTTAAACCAGGTTCTAGTTCTTTGGCAAGCTGTGCTCTATTAATAGCCATATCCTATCTCCTATATCCCTGAGGTTGAGTCCATATAATGGACGTTAAGTTTTACGACCGCTAATCGGCCTGCTACAGTTTTATCAACTGTACCTGCATCTACTGAAGCTTGATCATCAAATCCAACAATCTTTAAATTTAAAGTTGCCGATCCTGATGCGATAGTGCCTGTAGCTAGTTCCCCGTAAGAGTAACCAGTTGTATCACTTCCAGTAATTGCTGTCGCTAAGTTTGCATTAGCAAACAAAGCAGCATCAGGTAATGCACCATCAGCATTAATAACGAATAATGCATCAGGATTATCTGCTACAAAAGCTGTTGCTTCTGTTGACGGTTTAACCGCCGCATAACCAGGCCAGTGTGCTGACCAAGTTGGTGTTCCATCAGTTGCGATATATCGACAACCCATAAAGACACCTAACAAAGGTACAGTACCGCCATTAGCGTTACCCACGACATCTATTAAACCTGCGGCTAGAGGAATTACTGGAGTACCAGTCCAAATTTTGGAAGTAGTACCAGTAGTTAATCCATCGAAGTTTATAGGATACGCATTAACACCTTGGTTATTATAATTTGAGCCTGTTCTTTCGTAAGGACGAAGACCAAAACTCGCATCTATATTAGCCATAATATGTCTCCTTTAGACAATGTGAAATAGAGACATCAATCTTACCCATTAAGATTTTTTGACTCTACCGTATTCTACCCTACTCTGTCTATCTTTTGAGATAGGCATTGAAGGGTGCTCTTGTTTCATGAGATCATTCTCAATGGATGCTTTTTGATCGTCTGTCTTGCGCTGAAAGTAAGCGTCTCTATCTTCTTTAACTTCGATCGGACATCTCATTAATAATAATCCTCCAACTCCGATAACACCTTTATATTTACCTTCTTGTATAGATGGTAAATCATTTCTGCCTGGATATTCACTTATATTAACAAATTCATATCCTGAACGTAAGCGACCCAAAATGTTTTTTTCATCTGCTTCGCCACGAAATTCAGCACGAACCCAACGATGGTGAAAACCTTCGGGTGGTTCGGGTGCTTCTAAACTTGAAGGAGGAACCCATCCTCTCTTGCGAGCTTTTTTTTCACGGGTTTCAATTTTGCGTGGGGATTTATTTATCTTTTCAGTCATTGTATTATGCCTCCTTCACGTGTTTTGCATATTCTTCTAATGGCACACCTAATTTTTTTGCTATCGCAACCTGCGATGGTGTGAGTTTTACGGTTCTGCGTCCAGTTTTCGTCGATCGATTTGCAGAAGCAACAGCTTGGACGGGCTTACTATTACTACTATTATCCTCTATCTTACTATCTTTAAAGCGATGAGGAAACTCTTTTTTTATTCTTTTATCAATTTCTTGATAATATTCGTCAGTGCGAGGATCAAAACCTTCTTGTTCGGTTAATTGTTGATGCAATCCATAAGCTGCATAAGTCATAATTTGATCTTCTCCAAACCATGAATTATCTTCAGCCCATTTTACAGCACGAGGATCTGGCGGTGGAGGTGTTTGAGGTTGTTTTTTAACCGAAGCAGTATCAGGATTAGTAGGTTGAATATTTTCTAATCTTCTTTTTTCTCTTGCTACTCTATCTCCTTCTTGAGTTAGTGTTGCTATTTCTTTTTGATATTCTACTTGTCCATCAACATCACCATTATTAATAGCATTCTTTAAATTTGTTTTCGCTGCATCAAGTTGAGAATCAATGCGAGCCGACATATCAGAAACATAAAGCTTATTCGTTTCTGAAGTTCTATTTTTTAATTGTGAATTTTCTTCTTGAATTTTTCTTGCATATTCTACCGCTGCTTGTTCACGACGTTCAGACTCACGCATTTTTCTAGTAAGTTTATCAATACGTTTTTTAACTCCTGTACTATATTCTTCTAAATCATCTTTCGGTTCATCTGCTTTTTTTTCTTCTTTAGTCTCTTCTTTTTTTTCTTCTACTACTTCTACTTTTTCTTCTTCTTTTTCTTCTACTATTTCTCTTATATTACTTTCCTCTACAGGAACTTCTTCTTTAGTTTCTTCTTTAAGTGTTACTTCAACACTATTACCACTTGTATCTATTGGAACCATTTTTTCTTCAGCCATAATAATCTCCTAAAATAAACTTGCTGGCAGTATGTCTTTCGGATGATCAATGACTGCCAGTATTTCATCATCATTTACTATTCTAAGTTCCCCACCTTCTATACGAATTCTTGATCCAGCATATTTGGTAATAAGAACCCAATCAGTGACTTTACACCAAGCACCGTTTGGAAATCTTTCTTTGTCTTTATAAGCATCAGGTCCTACTTTTAAAACTCTACACACATTCGTTGCTATTTGAGCTTCTGCTACCGTTTCATCTGTAAGATGTAATCCTGCTTTTGTTTTTTTCTCTAACAATAAAGGAAATAAAACAATTCTAAAACCTGTAGGTTCTGGAACTTTTCCTATTTCTTTTTTTGTTTTGTAAGGTTTTTCATTAATATCGATGATATTAGTTTCGGGTATCATTATCTTCGGCTTCGTCATATCGCTCCTGTTTTTTTAGCAGGTCCGTGAGTTCCTGTACTATTTCATTATATCCATGTAATTTTCCTAGAAGATACTTATATTCTTCAAAGTCTTTTACACCCTTGTTTATAACTGTATTAACTTGTTCTTGTCTAGTTTTAATTATTTTTTTTAAATAGTCAATTACTGTAATTAATTCCATTAACCACAATCTTTCATGATCGCAGCCAAAGCTTCACATCTTTTTTTTGTTTGTTTTCTCCAACGTGAATCGAGCATTTGTAAATGAGCCTCGTGATAATTTTTTTCTTCAAGTGCCAAAAGCATCTTAGCAAACTTCATAACCCCTGTAGTACCAAGTTGATATACCATTTCCACGATACATTCCCAAGCATTAGGATGAAGATCTTTAATATGACCTACTAAAGTATTAGCTCCTTCTTTCGCTTCTTGTAAGTCTGTTAAAAATAATTCATAAAGTTCTTCTTCAGGATATTCTACTCCTTCTTCAAAAACATCTGTTGGTTTTACTAAATGGCCATAACCTATTGTAGCAAATCCAAGGGTATCTTTATAAATTTTTGGAACAAATCCTTCATGTTCCATAATTCTCTCTTCTAAGCTCATGTATATATTTTAGTTTTAGGTCTTTTGTTTGATAGCATACGACCGAACCCTCTAGGTTTAACAATCACAAAACCACCATGTTTATAATTCTTAGCCCACTTCTTAGCAATTTCTGGCTCATTTGCAAATAAATATTTTCTCTGCTTCTCTGATTTGAAAGGCATTATTTTTTCTTTTTCTTAGGAAAACCTTTTTTCATATTAGCATAAGCCTTAGGACTAATAGTAGATTTCTTTTTAGATCTACTTGTCCCTGCTTTTTTTCTTTTGTTTATATTATAATATAATCCTTTTTTCTTCTTTACACTTCCACCCTTTTTTTTATTAACGGCTGCGCCTGTTAATGGTTGACCTTTTAATTTCATACCTGTTGGATCGCCTTTAGGTTTACTTGCAATTTGTGCTTTCATTCCTGCAGCATTAGCTTTCATTTGTGGAACAGTTAAATTTTTTGCTGATAATCTAGCCATTATTTAGTAAGACCCTTTGCCTTCTCAAAAGTTCTGAGGCCCGATACGCCGAGCATTGAAGTGACAATTGCTAGAAGGGGCCCAGTTTCTATGGCAGGTGGGACAATATCCATACCTGAAAATTTTGCATACCAATCAATACAGGGAGATAGGATAAAGGCGAAGAACAGCGCCAGGGCTCCGCACCAGCCAATCGCCGGGCGCCACCCAGCAACAAATACGGATCGATGACCTGCTTCTTTTGCATTTACGTCTAATTGTTTTTCAGCGATTTTTTGTTGAATACGCTGCATTAATATTTTTTTATCTAGCTTTTCCCCCTCTGAGGTGTGCAAATCATCGACCACTTTAGCAATAGTTTTTAATGCACCACCTTGGCCTCCTATAATTCCTTGAATGATGCCAAACATTTTATGCAGCTCCGCCTGTCATCCAGCTAATTACCCAGATAACTACAATGGCTACGATAGCCGCTTTGATCCAATCCTTCATTTTCCATTGGCTCCACTCTTTAATGTGTTCCCACAGATCTTTTAATAGGTTCATATAACCTCCTTTGTTAAAGTAGCAAAGTATACTATTTTAAACCTTTGAATGCTACCTTTTTAATTTGCATTTTACTTCGTTGTCCTTTTGGTCCAGCACCTAAGTTATCTTTAACTTTTGGTCCTTTCGCACTAGCTGTATATACATCAATAATTTTTTCTTGATTAACAAATTTTCCTGCATAAGGATTCATATCTGTAGATACAGTCATTTTTGCATTAGGGTACAAACTTCCGTTAATGTATTTTGGTTTTGGGTTATCCATAATAATTCCTTTAATGATATGTTATTTGTTCAGATTCTATTATAAAACTTTTATCAGCAAAATCAAATAAGATTTGTGCATCTCTTGCTCCTACCTCTTCTATAAGAATAAGTTTAGCTACATTTATCAAAGCCCCTGAGAAATCAATAGGATTTAATTTTTCTTTTTCTATAATATCTCTTGCTTTAGCGTATATTTCATTAATTAATCTATCAGCATCCCCTATCATATTTTTATCTTTTCGGTTTTTGATCGTCCATTTTCTTTAAAGCTACCCTAGCTCTTAATTCAGCAATGTCTTCGATAGAGTCTATCTTTTGTGATTGAAGATCTTCTTTTTGATCAAACTTCATTTTATCTAAAGCTATTTTTTCCTTGCCTTCATTGACTTTTCGTTGAACATCAGCCGCTTGAATCTCTAATTCTTTTTCACGAAGCTCTACTAATTGATCAGCTCCATCTGCTTCTAACATATCTTGTTCTTCAGCTACCATATTATTAGTTATCTGAGCGATACGCTGTGCAACTTCTGATTCAATCTGCAGTTTAGATTGTTGCATTTGTTGTTGCATTTGTGGATTTTGGCCCATCATAGGATTTTGCTGCATCTGCATCTGCATTTGTTGTAATTGTGGTCCTGCTTGTTGCATAACTTCTTCACGTGCCATTAATGCTACATGTTCTGAAATATGTCCTTGTAATAAAGCTAAAACTTGTAAGTTTGCTTTAACTAATGAACTAGACATAAATGCTCTATGAGCATCAATGTGAGCTTGATGATTCTGTCCTTCAAAAGCACGAAGAGATTTTAAACCCAATGCCATTGCATTCTCTACACCAGGATCAATTGGTTGAGGTTGAGGCGGTGGAGGTAAAAGAGCCTCGATGTTTTGAACATTTAACGATTGATACATACGGCGGTATGCTTCATATAAGTTATGTTGGTCCGGTGCAGCTTGAGCTAATTGCAATTGCATTTGAGCCATTGCCACACGTTGAGACATCGAGAACATGTTAGGGTCTGAAACAGGGATAACATCAACTCTGTCATCAAAATCTGTTTGTTTGACCATTTGATTTCCACCCACAACCATGTACGGATACTCCGGAGGAAGGAAGGTACCGAAAACACTTGCTAGTAATTTAAACTCATGTTTTTGTGAATAGTGCAAACGTTTATGAATAGCGCTCATTACTTTAGCGCCTTGTTCCATCATAGCGAGGGTGGTTCCGACAGGTGCATTTGTGTTTGTTTCTGATATTTTCATATCAGCAATAGCTGCAAATTTTTGTCCAGCGTCTACACAAAAACCTAATAACTGAAATAGCACTTGATCAGGGCCTTTATATGGAAGTGGCATTAAGCCAGCTCGTAAGTCCCCACTTGGTGCGTCTATATCTCTAAATTCTCCTGGTTGTAATGGTGAATCATCACCGGCAATACGTAATCCTTTAGCTTTAAACCCTGCAGGTAGATTTGATAATGTTCCTGCATCAATAAGTTGACGAAGTGTAGAGGTAGCTGTTCGTGATAACCCTCCAAGCATGTGAATAAGACCAAAACCGTAAAAACCAAGACCAGGTAAAAACTTATAATGAACAAAATATTCTATTTTTTTTCTAAGAGGGTCATCTTCTTTGTAGTTTCGGTAAATAGATAAGATTTTATTAGATCCCTTATCAATAGTTACCACATATGGTACTTTAATACCTGTAGGTTCACCTGAATCGCCATCCATATCTTCAAATCCTGGAATATCTAAGTCACAATGCATTTCATACAAGGTATAAACGTCATCAGAATAGGCAACTTTGTTAACTCCCTCTAATTGGTTGTATTTTTTCTGTATTTCTGTCTCTTCATCGCTAACTTGTACCTCAATATCTCTATAGAACCCTGCAACTTGCTGTTTTAAAAGCTCATTTTCCGACATTTTTACAATATGTGTTACACGTTCTGCTGATTGTAGGTCAGTTGCTAAATAATTTACTACTAAATCCTCACTTGGTATAAATTTTGACACTGCTGTTTGTCTTGTAGCGTCATAATAAATTTTTTTGAAAGCAGATCCTGCAAGTGGTAAGTGAAAAAGCAACTGATCCATGTCTGGTGTATACTCTTCCATCTTATCAGTGATCTGATAATTCATAAAATCTTGAACTCTATCTGCTTGCGCAATAATTTCTGGTGTTTCTACACCTAAAACTTCTGTTTTTACTGGTCCTGCTGGTGGTAATAATTCTTTAAAAGCTTGCGCTTGAAAAGCTGTAACTGATTCTGCTAATAAAGGATGTGTTACACTACTTGCGCCCTGAAATGGTTCTGTTCTTTCATTATATTTAAAGCCTAATAAATCTAAACCTTTGGTATATGAAAATTCCCACTCGTGCCGTGATTCGTGGTCCGAGTCAAATTCTTGAATTAAATCAGAAGCTATCTTTCCTAACGTTTGGTCATCTAAAACTTCTGCTAAATTGTCAGCGAACCCTGCTTCAAGTGGCTTAGCTGACGGATCAAAATCAATAACTGCTCCACCTTCTTCTGTTTCTTGAACTTCTATTTCTTCATCGTTATTAAGTCTATTAACAACATCGCTTGATTCTATATCAACTGTTTCTTCAACTTCTAAATCAGGATTTGATACTCCTGTAATTCTTTTGTCAACAGCCATTATCTTCTTGCCTTTCCGTAACCACGTTTCGCTAGTCCGCCTGATTTCATTTTAATAACGGAACCTTCTGCTGAACCCTTGGCTTTTGGTCCGGGGATCGTGGACCCCTGGGCACTTCCCTTGGTTGCTGCTCCTTTAATTACAGAAGTTTCTGCTGAACTTTTTACATGGCCACCTTTACTTGCTCTAACATATTTAGGATTAATTAAAAATAATTCTTGTTCAATGATATCTATTTGGTCCTGATCTCCTATTGCTTTTGCATCTTCTAAAAGATCTCTTAATTGTTTTACTCTACTCTCGACCATAAGCCCTCCTAATAATAATTTCGTTGCATACCAATTTGCAATGGAGGATCTTCATAATCCTCTGGATGAACAACAAAATTACCTTGACGAAACCTTAACATAGCTTGGGTCATACTGTCTACTAAATCATCATGTTCACCGTATGGAAAAGCCGCACACTCTTCCACCATGTCTTCTGTCCATCTTTCATCTGGGCGCCATACCATACCAGCTTCAAATAAAGGTGAAACAGAATTCACACGTACATGTTTATCATTTCCTTTGCTTGGTGTAAAGTTAACAACTGGAATTCCTAATGTTCTTAATTCTTGTGTAAGAGGCATACCACTTGCTTTTGCTTCTACAATAATTGTTTCTGGTTCCCAAAAATTATATTCATCCATAGCAATTCTTTTTAACTCAGGAAAATCCCATCTTCCTTTTTTACAATCAACTAACATAACATGAGGCTTTGCTCCTTCTTCAGGATAAAAAATTCCCCACGTACTAATAGCACTATAGTCAGCAGTTTCTTTTCTACTATATGCTGTATCATAACTTTGAATAACGTGAATTAAATCTGGTAATTTTTCTTTATCCCATACTTGCCACCACTCACGTTTGATAATGGAACCTTCTTCAGAGGTTGGTTGTTGTTGCCATTGTGCTTGCCATTTTTGTTCTGATAAAGAAGCTTTAACAGATTCTAATTCTTCTAATTTCCAATACTGTGGCCAAATAGGTTTATTACTTGGTAAGATTGCAGGAAATTCAATTACCTCCCATTGATCAGCTTTAGGTTCTGTTTGTGCTTTCATTAATTGTCCTGTTAAATCTTTTGTTGACCAACGAGTCATAACAATTAAAATGCGCCCGCCTGGTTGTAAACGTTGACGAGGACCAGAGGTATACCATTCATAAGCATTATCCATTGCAGTTTCACTTAATGCATCTTGCTCGGAATGTGGATCATCAATAATTAATAAATCTGCACCACGCCCGGTTATCGCACCGCCGGTACCTGCTGCAAAATATTCTCCACCATGGTTTGTTTCCCATCTACCTGCTGCTTTACTATCTACACTTAATGATACATTATTAAAAACATTTTGATATTCAGTTGTTCCCATTAAGTTTCTTACTTTACGACCGAACCGGTAAGCAAGTTCCGCTGTGTGGGTTGTTTGAATTATTTTTAATTTAGGATTTATTCCCATCATATAAGCAGGAAATAAAAAAGATGCAAATTCAGATTTAGTGTGTCTTGGTGGCATGTTCACGATTAAACGTTTTATTTTTCCTTCAGCTAATTCTTGAAGCTTAGACGCAGTTCTAAGGTGGTGGGGCCCTTTAACAAAGTCTGGCCACATTATTCTAGCAAAATTTAAAAAATTATCTTGCGCTGCATCTTTAAGTTTTAGTTCGTGTTCACGAAGCAGCAGCTTTAATTCTTCGGCTGATGGTTTATTCATTGTATCTTTTTTATACTATATGTTTGTATAAATCATTGTCTAAATGTCCTCTCTCAAAAACCGCCCGCCCGAAAACGGGGGGTGGGGGGTATAGCAAAAGTTTAGAGTATTTGGGAGGAGCAGGGGTTACCTAAAAAAAATTTAGAGTAGGTCGCCCTTCTCTCTTTTCACGTGAAAAGAATAAGAACAATATAATAAAATGTAATAAAAAGTTATCCACAACTAATTTAAAATAAATTAATTTATTATCTTGTATTATCTTTTAATTAGTTTAAATGTATACTTATATCAAGCTTGGTTGAGCAAATGACCGACAACCTCGACACTCCGAAACAACAGTAGGGGACGAAATAGAAAGTCTACCAAGAAAGATATACAATCCAACTAAGGAAAATGTTATGACTTTAAATGTAGATATCCGAGATATCAAAGACCGTGATACTGTTTGCTTCAATAAAGAAGAAGACAAAAAACCATCAGTTGGGAGACAACTGATAGGGCTTCCTTACTCTGATGTAACTAATTATTTAATAATTGGTTGTGCAGGGTCAATCGGTATACCGAATATTGATAACAGGAACTATCGTCATGTTTTTGCAAGACATCAGTTTCTACAAAAGGATATGGTCACTCTTGAACAAGTGAAGGCACATATTGGACTAAAGGTTAACGGTTCCTATGAATCATTAGCTAAATGGCGAAATCGTATCGCTCGGTCGCAATGGTGTAGCATTGTTTACGAGATTGACAAAATCAAATAAAGAATAGGGGGGCGTCGCCCCCCTTTATCATAATATTTTCCGATAAGGAGGATCTATGAAAATAGATAAGAATACTACTGTCGTTGGTTTTGCAGACGCAATGAAACAAACACTTGATATCATTGCTAAACGCATGAACGAACAACAAAGTCAAATTAATGCAGCTCATTCAATTATTGATAATCTGCAACGACAAATAGACGAAATACAATACCCAACAAAAGATAAATAGTTTTCAATGTTGGGTTGAAAATAGGGGGCGATACACTCGCCCCTTAATCATTCAACCAAAAGGAGAAAGTATGACTAGAAAAGATTATATAAAGATTGTTGAGGCAATCAAAGACTATGTTATCTTTGAGAAAAGCAAAGATAAAAACTACAATCATTATCCTTTAGTAAATTTATTTATAGCAGTGTTAAGCAGCGACAACCCTAGATTTGACCAATATAAGTTTACAACTGCTGTTGATAATGAACTTTTAAAGGTATTAATATGAATGAAACAAGAAAAGATATAGTCGATCTATATCAAAGATTAAAAAAAATAGATCATCATCCGTTCGATAGTAAACGGCAAATGATTGAGGCTATTCTTGAATCTTGTAGAAAAGCTATTGAAATAGAAAGCAGAGACTTAAAACCAGACGAGAAAGTTATTGTCAATATAGATGCTGATAATCCAGAAGGTTTTAAGATTCATGCAAAGAAAATAAAAAAGTAATAGAGTAGGGGGCTTAGCCCCCTATTTTTTAAGACTTTCTATTCATTTTTAAAACTTCTTTTAATCTATCATCTAAAGCTTCATTATAACCTTCATTATAACTGGTATTATAAATATCCTTAAAGTCTTCCAATAAATTACTATAAGCCCTTACCAAGTGAGGTAAGTGCATATCCATTATATTTATTTTTTCACCTCTGCTTTTTGAATAGTGTATGTTTAGTGAATCATCAAACATATCTGAGGGTGTTTTGCGACCGCTTACTATGCTTTCAATTTCTAATAGTTTTTTTATTTCCATATTTTTAATTGTGTTTGTTTAGTGTGTGTTTAGCGGGCCCCGCTTACCGGGCCCCGCTGCTTCATTTACTTGCCAAAATATTCTAGCATTCCCTCGTAGATATCCTGAGCATAACGGTGCTCAACGTGACGAATTACATGATCACAATTCGAAGCCTTGGCCCGTATATTTTTGTTAAAGTCGTCAACGTTATTTGACCACCAGTTAATGGCGTCACTAGTATGTAATTTAAATTTTACTAGTGACCCTTCGTTAGTAATTCCAACGTGATTCTTTAACATGCTTCTAGAATATCTTTAGTATATACCCCGCCCGCTTCGTCAAAGAATCCAATTGATGAACCATATACTTCCATTAATACAACCTGCTTCCAGCCCTTGCCCTGCTTAGGTGATTCTAAAAGCTTGGCTTTAACTGGCGCCCCCAGGCCGTTATCAATGATATATGTATCACCCTTAACTAACTCTTCTTTTTTAATCATATTAACCTACTTTCTTTCTTGATTAATTATTATAAAAGATTATAACAGATTCATTAACAAGTCAATAAGAAAGTAAAAAAAATGTACACATTAAAAAAAGCTAAGCAATTGACGGGCGGGGGAATCTCTAACGTGAACAAAAAAATGCCTGGTTATACGTACGGCCTAAGCGCCAAACGATGTAAGACCGGCGGCAAGCTGCAGCAGGTGAAGGGATCAGTGTGTTATAATTGTTATGCAATGAAAGCTAATTACTTTTATCCATCCGTGGTTACCGGTCACGCTAGACGATTAAGATCTATCGATAACAAAAACTGGGTCTCGGCAATGATTCAATTGATAACACATTATGAAAAGAATTATTTCCGCTGGCACGATAGCGGGGATATACAAACAATAGAGCACTTGAGCAAGATCTGCGCCGTAGCTGCAGGAACGCCAAACATAAAGCATTGGCTGCCAACCCGTGAAAATAAAATTGTAAAAGATTATAAGGACCAGGGCCGGGTGATACCTTCGAACTTAGTTATAAGATTAAGCGCAACCATGATTAACGGGGCGCCTTCAAATATTCATGAGCATTCAAGCACGGTACATACACCAGGCGTTAAACCAATTGGCAGCGCTTGTAATGCAGGCAAGCAGGGCGGCCGCTGCTTAGATTGCCGGGCGTGCTGGGATCCTAACATAAGGAATATATCATATGAAAAACACTAGTGCAGATAGCTTTTATTTTTGGTGCTTCCTAATTATTTTTATTTATATTTTTATCATCAAGCCTTTACGATGGTTACTCAACAAAGCCCTTGAAAGCGACGATTAAAACTCGTTGCTTTTTTATTTTTTTTTAAAAAAATTTTTTCTAAACTCTACGACAGTTTAGTGTCCGTGCTTCACTGCGAATGTTTAGTGTCAGATTTTCGAATGTTTAGTGTCCCCTGCCCCCTGCCCTGTTCTCTTCTTAATTGTGTCAGTTTTGTGTCAGTTTTGTGTCAGGAATTCAACGACCTTCCCCCAATCAAATGGTTTATGAACCACGAACAATGGTTCATAGATACCTTTCGATATATCAATACTCTGTATTCCCCCATAGATTTCTAGGGTGGTCTGTTCAAGGGGGGTGGCTATGATAAAACACCTACCACCTTTTAAAGCATGATTATAATTCCAAGATATTTGATGAGGGGACAGCTTAATTTTGCTACGATTTGATACTTTCAATTCTGTTGTAAAAAAACCACAATCTTTATGACAGCCAAGCAGATCAGGAAAGCCATTAATTGTTGTAGTTTCTACCCTATCCCACAATATTTCTGGGGTATTTTCCTTTATTAAGTGCCATAATTTTCTTTCTGGT